AAATCGTCACCGTCCTTCAGGCAGATTTTGTCGTCGCCAAGTTTTGCGCCCTTCAAATTTTCCTTGATGGATGCAGCAATGGCGGCCTGAATTTCCTTGATCTTGTCAGCCTGCGTTTTCTTATCGAGGAGAAACGTGGCCTCAAATTTCGTCTCTTCGCCGTTGTAAACACTCTTGCGGAAGAGGCTGGGGAACGAAATCCGGACGTTGTTCAGTTTAATCTTTGCCATTTTACTTTTCCTTGTGGTTCTGCTTTCGCGTTTATCGTCAGCAAATCAGCCGACGCTTTGGACATTATGTCCATTTTCACTCGTCGTCAACTGGAGGTTTGGGCATCGGCATCCAATGTGTTGGTTTTGGGCCTTCGGGGCACCCATTGGTCAATATTTCATCCGCATAATGTAAATACCATTCCCCCTCAAATTCGAGAAAAACAGCGAGCGAAACGGTTGGCTCAAAATCAGGTTCAAAAATAATAAATTCTTCACCGGTCTTTGGTGCTGTTTCGATCGGCAACCATTTCATGATCAGTCCTCCTCACTGACATCATCAAAGTCATCAACAGACGCGGTGATTGACGGGCGAGGATCGCTCGCCGGAGCCAATGCCGCCTTACCCTTCGGCTTGTAGACAAGACCATCCAACTCCTTTCTACTCTGCTTACCCAGCGCCTTCTCGGCCTGCGACGGGCTAATCAGTTTGCGGCTGAAGGCGCTGTCGCCAAGCAAAAACTCCAGTTTGCCGGCCGCATCTGTCTCGTCAATCCACGCGCGGTTGGCTCGGCCCTCCACGAGCTTCCAGCCGGGAACGTCCTCGCCGGAGGACAGACGCTGTTTAATAAATGTCTCGACAGCGTTGAGCCAAGCCTCGATGACGGGCCGGGCCTTGAGGGCCTCGGCCAGTTGCTCGTCGGTCAGCTTGTTGGGAGCGACCGGCTCGTCGTGCGCTTCAAAGTCCATCAGGAGCGTCCGCTCCGTGAGCGCGAAAAGTGCCGGGCACGTCGCCTTGGCTTTGCAGAACCGGCATTGCTTCTCGCCCGGCACCCGCTTGGCGTTAGGCTGCGCCGTCTCCTCGGCTGCGGCGCGCGCGATCTCGCCCCACTTCAGCAGGTCGGAGACCGAGATCTCCCACTCGCTGATATTGTCGATGCGCGGCTGCACGATCGCGATCTGCACCCGCTCGATCTCGTGGAGGAACGAGAACATGCTGTAGGCACCCAGCGCGTAGAGCATCGCCTGTGGATTGTTTTGAGCATCCACCCGAACGCCCTTGCCAAATTTGAGGTCGGCAATCTGTAGCGTGGCCGTATCCTCGTCAATGACAATGCTGTCGGCCGTCCCGAAGCCGCCCGGCACCCATTCGCTGAAGTCAACGCGGGTCTCGATGAACCGATGCTTGCCCGGCAGGGCGCGCACATAGTCCACATAAACCTGCGCCGGCTCGGCGATGTATTTCACGTCCGGCCTGTCTATCAGGGTGTCGCAGTTGAACCCCAGACGCAGCGCCTTTTCGACGATCTCATGGGCGAGCGTGCCCTCCTGCGCGAAGGTGGATGACTTGTCTGGCAAGCCCTCCTCTGCTTTGACTGATCCGGGACAGGCCATCCAGCGGTGCGCCCCGGACGCGCTAAGTTTTGCGTGAGCGGTCATTATTCGCCGTCCCTTGCGATTTTGTGGATAACATTGTTGAGGCGCGTGAACACATCGAACAGGACGGCCTGATCCTCAGGCAGTTCTGAAATTGTTTTGGACTTGTGACTGGCCAGAATAGAAACGATTTCTTTTTTGGCCGAGGGGTCGGTGCGCGATATTTCCAACGCAATTTCCTTCAGATTTTCTTTGGACACTGACGAAACTGCGTCGGGGGCGTCCGGGGCTTCCGAAGTTTCCGAGGGTTCCGGGGCGTCTTCGACCGTCTCAAAAACCTTACCTGCGCGAGGTGAGGGTTTCTTGGAAGGCTTTTCGGCCTCGGTATTCGTGTTCATACTCTTGAGCTGAGCAGTCAGAGCCTCGACGGCGGCGGTGAGTTTCTGGATTTCTACTTCTAGCATCTTCGTTTCCCTTTTCGTGCTTGCCTTGTGGCGGTTCGTTTGATACGATTTGCGCCGATTGTTGTCAATTCAAATCGCGCTTTGGGGGAAAATCACAGTGCAAAACCTGATCACCAGTTCAAAACTGGCCCGGCATCTTTGTGTTTCAAAGAGCACAATCAATCGTATGGTCAAGCGAGGCAAGTTGCCATTTTACCGGCTGCCGAGTGGCCACAGGCGTTTTGATTTGGACGAGATCAAGAAGATTTTTAAGGAAAATGATTTGCAAAATTTAGGCTCAGACGCATCGGCAGAACAATAATTGTGACGGGGAACACAATGATGATCAAATTCACCTATTGCAAGAATTTCGCCTCGGCCGAAACAAAAGAAGTCGAATGGGACGACTTCGTGCGCCCCCTGACGCGCAGCGTCGAATACCCGTCCAAGGAAGCCTCCATCAAGCGCGGCGCGTTCATCGGCGGCGTCCGTGAGGACGAGAGCCGGGGCCGCGAGGCCAATGTCAAATGGCGCACGGTTGCGACCATCGACTACGACGCCTTGGACATGCGAATCGATCAAGTCGAGTTCGCCTTTCAGATTACGCTCAACTGCGCCTACGTCGCCTACTCGACGTTCCGGCACACGCCCGACGCGCCCCGCGTGCGCCTGTGCGTGCCGCTGTCTCGTCCGGTGGACGAGGCCGAGTATAGGGCAGTCGTCGATGAGATCGTGCACATGGTGGGGCTGGGTGCGCCCGACAAATGCTCCTACGTCATGAACCAGATCATGTTCCTGCCCTCCCACCAGCCCGGCGTGGAGCCGTGGAGCCAACGCAATGATGGGGGGCCGTGGCAAGTGCCGGGACAATTTCCGACGGTCACGGCTGCCTCGGCTGCCTCGGCTGCCTCGGCTGTAGCTAGAGCTGCCACTGCAGGGGCCGATGACGGCGACGACCTTTTGCGCCTTGTGGCGGCGCGGCCGCTGGACCTGAGCGAGGACGAGGTGGATGCGGCCCTTGAGGCTTATGGGGCCGAGGGTCTGGATTACGACGACTGGCTGCGCGTGGGCATGGCGCTCTATCATCAGTTCGAGGGCACAGACGCCGGGTGGCAGCGCTGGCTGGCTTGGTCAGAGAAAAGCTCAAAGCACGACCCGCGTCATATGAAAGTGAAGTGGCGGTCGTTTGGCGCTGGCAGGGACGGCGTCCTGCGGGACAAGCCAGTGACCTTTGCCTCTGTGATCAAGCTCGCCGGCGGCCTGCGTCAGGCCATTGAAATCCGCCCCGGAGGCCAGACGTTCGAGGCCCTGCGCCTGCGCGCTGAGGCCGTATCATCCATGGAGGACTATCGGGCCATCCGTAATGAGGTGCGCGCCATGAGCGACGTGCGCCTGCCCAAGGATATGCGCTCGATGATCGTGGGCACCGTCTACGAAGTCTGGGGGAAAGACGCGAAGATCGGCAAGCGGGAGATGGCGTCCTCTTTCAAGGCTGGCGGCGGTGGTCAGAGTGTAAACCCTTTGGGCGCTGGGGATCTGGCGGACGGCGAGCACGTTGAGACGCCAGACTGGCTGACCGATTGGGTGTTTAACGAGGCGGGCGGCACATTCGAGCGGATCGCTGTGCGTCACTCGGTCAGCCTGACGGCGTTCCGCGTGATGTATGACAGCATGCCCGAGGTGGTGGGGGCGGAGATGGACGCGGTGAAATACGCCCGCAGCGTCTGCAATCTCCCCACAGTCGCCAATCTGATGTTCTGGCCGGGCGCTGACAACTTTTTCGATCGGAACGGGCTGCGCTACCTGAACAGCTACGTTGAGAGCGGCGTGGGCCCCTGCGAGGGGCTGGAGGGCGACGAGGACGGTCAGCGCGTTGTGGGCCTGTTCATGGCCCATGTGCGCAATCTCATCCCGTCAGAACGCGAGCAGCGCATCCTGATAGACTTCATGGCCTATGTCCTCCAAAACCCCGGCAAGCGGGTCCGCTGGGCGCTCCTGCTGCACGGGATCGAGGGGAACGGGAAAAGTTACTTCAGCAGCGTCATGCAATACGCACTGGGCGTAAACGCGCGGGTGGTTTCGACGACGGCCATTGATTCACAGTTCACCGGCTGGGCCGAGGGGGCAATCCTGATCACCGTGGAGGAGATCCGGATCGCCGGCACGAACAAATATGCCATCCTCGACAAGATGAAGCCGCTGATCACCAACGACACGATTGAAGTCGTTCATAAGGGGCAGAACCAGAAAACTATCCCAAACTTCACCTCCTACATGATGATGACGAACCACGCCGACGCCATCCCGGTCGGGGACAATGATCGGCGCTACTGCGTGATCTCGACGCGCCACACGCGCAAGGAGGAGCTTTACGAACAGCATGGGGGGCCGGAAGGCACGGCGGTTTATTTCGACAAACTGTTCGCCGAGACGGCGCGTCGCCCGGACGCTCTGGTGCGGATGCTGTTGGACTGGGAGGTCTCGGCTGGTTTCAATCCGGCGGGGCGGGCCCCGGAAACCGAGGGCCTCGTGGCGATGCGCTCGTTGCATATTTCCGAGGAGCGGGACGACATCGAGAACCTGATTGAAAAGCATGCGTGTAAGATTATTGGACCCGATTTGCTTGACGTGACCGAGTTGCGGAAGCTGGCATTGATCGACGGGGAAACGCTGCCGCAGAGCTTTGTCCTATCCAGAATTTTGAGCGACATGGGCTACCAACAAATCCCAAATCGCAAAGTTAAGTTCAAGGATAGAGTCAATCATTACATCTGGTTTCGGCCGGGGAGGGTTGCGCCCCAAAACGCCATCGAGCAGGCGCGGAATTTCTTCGAAAACCCCGAAGATTTTAATGACGTGCCATTTTGATTTCAAAAACGGCGTTTGGGGCGCAGGAGTTGCGCCCCAAGACATAGCTGCGCCCCAAGCTGCGCCCCAAGCTAACTCTTTATTTTATATAGTATTTTCTTTATTTGGGGCTAAGGGGCTAAGTAAATATAAAAAATCATGTAAGAAGAAAAAAATAAAAAAAATAAAAAAAAAGATAAAAAAAATTAAAATATAAATTTAATAGATGGGGTGAAAATAGCTGCGCCCCGCGCCCCATGCGCCCCATCGCCTTGGCGGCATCCAATAAAAAGGCCCCTTGCGGGGCCTCAGTCAGACACTTTTTCCGCCGCTCTATCCGCCGTTCTTATCCGCCGTTCTCACGGCAAGCCAATGGACGTCTATTCGACCGTCGTCCAAGGCTCTCAGGAGGAGCGCCACGGCCCTTGGAACAGGTTTGCGGCCGTGGATCCAGTTGTGGACCGTCCGGGGCGTCACGGAGCAGATAATGGCCAAATCGACCTGCAGCAGGTTGTGGCGATCCATGATGGTCTGGAGATCGGGCGGGTTCATAGCAGCAGCATCCCCATCAGGACGCCCCAGATAAACCCGACAGTCCCTACAGCTACCAGCCACCAGCGCATGGACTGGCGGCCGGCATCAAAGCCGTCATGGTAGTCTGGCGGGCGTGACATCTGCGCCCGCCGATAGCGTTCGTTCAGATCGTCACTCAGCATGTGCCACACTCCCCGAGTTTGTCGCACCTGCCGAGTAGCAGTGATCGATCGCCAGAACGACGTCGATCTCTGTCCACAGGTCCGATGGCTCGCACCGCCGGTTGTGGAGCAGGCAGTAAAACTGCCAGAGGTCAGGATTGACCTCCCAGCAGAGCCCATCCCTCGGAAATTCTGGGGCGACGTCGAGCTGCCACCACAGATCCAGCAGGGCGTCCTGCCGGGTCTTCCCGAGACCTTGCTTCCAATCCCTATCGTCTGGGGACTGATGATCGTCCCACGCAGACCACGGCTGCCAGCCGAGGGCGTCGTATTCCACTTTAAATCGCATAATTTCCCCCTAGGTCTCATCAGCACCCGCCTAACGGGTGGACGGGGCTCCCGCCCCGTTTCGACCTGTTAGGCCAGCACCGTGACGCCGACCCGCGGCTTGACGCGCAGCGTCTCGACCAGCGTGACCTTGGTGCAGGCTGCGACCTGCTCGTCGGTCAACAAAGCCTTCGCGGCCTTGGTGTCGAGCGTCGAGCGCTCCGACAAAGACACCGTGACGATGGCGTTCTCGCCCTCGATGGTATCGAGGCCGGTTGCCTTGATCTCCGCCTTCACGGCGTCGAGGGCCTTGGCGATGGCGTCGTAGTCCGCCTTGAGGACCGCATAGCGGTCGGCCAGCGAGAGGTTGGCGAGGGCGGCGAGGGCGGTGATGACGTTCGACATAAGTAGCTCCTAAGTAAGTCGGCGTGATTGCCGATGACCAATGTTCTACCGGAAACCATTTCCGGTGTCAACAGGGTTCCAGAAGAAAAATCAAAAATCGGCAAAATATTTTTCGCCGATCGATTGCATCAGAATTGCCGTCTCCAGCCGCCGGCGCAGGGACGTGGTGTCGAGGCCGTCCCAGTCTGCGTCTGCGATCTGGGCTTGCAGGTCACGGATGCGGGCCTCGATTGTTTGCGGTTCAGTCATCTCTCATCCTCCTAAGTGAAAGTGGGGAGGGGCCGAAGCCCCTCAGAACCAGTTCGCTTCGCAGATCGGGCCGATGCCCTTCTCGACGCTGACGGGGTCGGTCAGCTCGCGGCCGCAGCAGCAGCACCGGCCGGTTTCCTTGCCATAGGCGACGGCGGCGGCCAGAGGGTCGGAGATGACATTGGCGACCGTCTGGGCGGCGTCCGCGCTGCAATCGCGCGAGGCGAAGAACCTCTGGCCGGTGATCTTGCCGAGGTAGGCTTCGCCGTCCTTGACGTAGAGCGACCCGGCGTTCTTGCTGGCGGCTCCGGCGGGCGAGATTGTCAGTCCCTGCAGGTGCATTTTGGGATACTTCAGGCCGGCCCTGCGGGCCTTGTCGAATGCGGCGAAGAGCTTGTCGGTGACGACGGTCGGCGCGGCGGCTTCACGGGCCTCGGCGGCCGCCTTGCGGGCCGCGTCGCGCTCGGCGTCACGGGCGATGCACTTGTCGATCGCGGCAATCTGCCCCTCCGTCAGTTCGCCATACTTACGGGCTGCGTCGAGGAGGGACTGGGCGAAGCTGAAGGTGGGTGCCTTGGCGACCAGCCACGCATGCTGCGCCGGGTGCGTCTCGGCCACCCACGCCTCGTTTTTGGCCTCGGCGTCAATCTTCTTCTGGGCGGCCTTCGCGCGGTTGCCGGCGCGGGTTGCGGCGTCGGTCTTGAAGATCTTGTAGCCCACGCCGTCGCAGGAGAAGCACTTGCCGAGCGAGCGGCCCGACCATGTGATAAATTGACCGCGGCCGCTGCACTTGGTGCAGTTTTCGCGGTAGGTGGGGTCGATGCGGTAGCCCTCGGTGTCGTAGCTGACGGTCATGTCTGTCTCCTAAGTAGGCCGGCGTGATTGCCGATGACCACTGTTCTACCGGAAACCGTTTCCGGTGTCAACGTCTATTTTGAAAAAGAAAGAGGGGCCGAAGCCCCTCAAATTCCGGCTCTCCAGACGCCGTCGATGCCCTCGCTCCAGCCGGGAGCGAACGCCGATCTTTCGACCGGCAGGATTTCTGAGGACCATTGGTCCTCTTCGGACGGGCAGTATTGCCCGCCCATTTCAGTCCACTGCCGCCGCCAGCGGACGACAGTGCCGTCCTGATAGCGGCAGTCCTCATGGCCTTCCCGGCTGATACGCCGGGTTTCAATTGGATTTTTCATGCTGCCCTCCTTTTTTCAATGTCTGAAATTAGTTCCAGCCCCTCTTCCACCCATGCCCCGAATGACAAATCATTGAGGCGGAATGCGTAGACCGACTTGGTTTCGTATTCGACGCCATTATCGAATACGAAATACCAGTAGCCCTCGCCTTTATGCAGGCTCAGGTGCTGGCATTTGACCGCCCTGAGAATTTCGCGAGTTGTCATTTCAGTCTCCCTTTAGGTGGTGGGGAGGGGCCGAAGCCCCTCACTTTGCTGCGATGAAACGGATAGGATCGCTGTTGCGGGGAAATGCGCCGTCGTTCCCTCGGTTGACGTAAACCGTATAGGCGTTGCCCTCGATCTCGACCGTTTCGCCATGCGCGACGACAATGGCGCGCGCAACTTTTGCGTTTTCGATCTCGTAAAAGCTCTTGCTGCTGGAGAGCGCTGCACCCGCGTTGACCGTCCAAGCCTCGTCATCGCCACGCTCACGCGCCTTGTCGGCAACGTTTGGGCAGTAGCCATTCAAGGTTCCGACTTTGGCGTAAGAGTTAAGCCACGAAGCGAGCTTCACAAGGTCATTGTGGCTAATGGTCTTGGTCATGGTCTGTCTCCTAAGTAAGTCAGCGTGATTGCCGATGACCACTGTTCTACCGGAAACGTTTTCCGGTGTCAACAGCCTAAAAAGACATTTTGTCTTTTTTCTCAAAAAATGTTAGTCTGCTGTCGTCGTCAAAACTGGACGCAGGATCTGCGAGGGAAACCAAATGTCTAATATTAACAACAACATGCTTGCCAATCTCATCGACCGGATTGAGGCCATGGAGAGTGACAAGGCCGAAATAGCCAAAGACATCAAGGACGTGTATGCTGAAGCCAAGGCGAACGGGTTCGATGTAAAGATCATCCGCAAGGTCATTTCCCTGCGCCGCATGGATAGCGACAAGCGGGCCGAGGAACAGACCCTCATCGATCTCTACATGGGTGCGCTCGGCCAACTGGCCGACACGCCTCTCGGGAAAGCCGCCTTGACGCGCGCGTCTCTAATGGGAGTTTGAATGATGGAAGACGAATTGTTTGCGGAAGCCCTTGATGAAATCGTCAAGGAAATCATGGCCGACGAAGAGCTTGCGGACGAGGTGGAAGACGAGGACGACCTCGACGAGGAGACCATGGACGCCTATTTCCACGCCCTCGAAAAGGATGACTGATGCCACGTTTCAAGCCTACGCCAGAAAAACCGTTCCCCGGTAAAGCTGGTCGGCCGTCTACGTTCGACCAGACAATCGCGGACAGGATCTGCGAACTGATGGCCGAAGGTAATGATATGGGCACGATCTGCGAAATGGACGGGATGCCGTCAAGGTCAACGGTCAGCAGGTGGGCGGCGAGCCGGCCTGATTTCGCAGAGCAATGCGCGCGCGCGCGCGAGGCTTTGGCCGACTACGAGTTGGATCGGCTGAAGCGGATCGCGGAGGAGTGCACTGAGGAGAACGTGAACTCCACGCGCGTGAAGTTGAACCATTACCAGTGGCGCGTGATGAAGATTGCGCCGCGCGTTTATGGCGACAAGGCGCAGGTCGAACTCACAGGCGCGAACGGCGGCCCAATGCAGGTGCAGGCGCTGACGATTGACGCGCGGGCGTTGATGCCGGAGCACCGCGAGGCGCTGAAGCAGGCGCTGCTGGCTGCGAAGCAGGCGAAGGAGGGGGAGAATGACGCCGGAGAATGAGGCTCTCTTGAGCCAACTGAAAAGCGTTTTCATCGAGAACGCTCAACTGAAGAAGGCGCTTGCCGGGGGCGAGGCGAACAAGGATGCTGTCTCGTTTTCAGCTTACAGGAGCGTGATCATTGCGCTCAGGCGCGCCCACAACATTCTTGAGGACATGCTTCCTAGCTTGCCCAAGGCAAAACGGACAGATGCGCAAATCTACCTCAAGCTGCTTGGCGACATGCAGTCCGATGTCAGCGTCTACGCGAACATCGGGTTTCTGGAGGAGTTTGTGCGGCCAGTTGGTGATCCTTATCCCAACACCTATCCGCTGATGAACGCTTCTGCGCCGAAGTCATCACGGGGCAAAAAGCGAAAGTCGAAGGAGAATGGCGATGGCAACTGAAAAGGATCTGTTTGTGTTTGCCATTGAAGAAGAACACCTCGCTGGCCTCTCCTACGAGCGCCTCGCGTCTCCCGCTCACATCGGAGAGATGCAGGACACTGCCGCGATGGCCGTGGTGTTGCTGACGCAGTCAATCCGCATGCGC